TACAACAAGCTATGCGTATAGCTAAAATTTTCGTAATAACAGGAGTTTCTGAAACCGAAGCATATAAAATGGCGGCTGATATGGTTATAGACTCTCACATTTCTATAGATGGCATTCTTTGGAATAGACGAAAAATGCCTAACGGAAATAAAGGATTAGAAAAAGAATTAACAGTTAAATCAAAAGAAATTTCAAAAATAATTGAAGATAAATATGAATATTATGATGAAGGTGATTTAGTTTTAGCACCTTGGTTTGGTAATATGTATGTGGTTATGGAACGAAATACTAGACTTCCAGCACAAGTAGATGGTAAAGCTTTTGCTTTTACCTATGCTGAAGTATTTGGTGACGGAGAAAATTCTTTAAGTAAACTATTGGCTGAAAATGGAATTAATAAAGCACATATAGAAAAAAATGCAGAAATATTAAAGCTATTAGATGATAAAGATATGGAAGACTTAAAAAATCTTTCTGAAAACGAACTAAAAGCAATAGAAGAAATAACAACTTTTGATGAAAAACTTCACAACAAAAAGAAGAATAAATAATGAATGAAGAATGGATAGATAAGTTTTTAGAAAAACTAGCTGAACATGAAGGAACTGAAGGTAGAAAAGTCGCTATAGAAGGTGGTAAAGGAACTAGAGGTTACGGCATTACTACCATTGCTAAAGGATTAATAAACTTTTTAACTTTAAATGGTTTAAATGCTGATGAAATGAGCGATAAAGATTTAGCTAAACAAATAGTTATTTACAATATTGACCAAATTAAAAATTCAATTGGTGAAGAAAATTGGAATAAACTACCAAACTCTATGAAAATGGTAGCGTCTGACCAATATTATAATGCTGGAAAATTATTTCCAGGTTTCAAAAAAGATTTAACAGATGGAAATTATAAATCAGCTTTGAAAAATACTTTAGATATAGTCTTAGCTAATGATACTACAACAGGAAAAAGTGCAATATTAAATGGATTAATTAAGAGACGAATTGATTGGTATAATATAGCAGCTCAAGAATTAGGATTTAATACAATTAATGATTTTTCAATTAATGATTCAGTTGTTGAAGGAAAGAAAACAGCTATTAATTATAACTACTCTGATGGAAGTGCTTTCACAATTGACAGTAAAGCTGATATGCACTCTCAATCGCTAAAAAAAACTGACAAATTTTTCTTAGGAGATAAGACTTCTCTTTTAAGTACAGAAGCACAAGACGCAATTAAAAATGTTAGAGATTCAGTTGACTCTGTTTCAGAAGTTACAGGAGTTCAATCAACAGATATAGACCAAGCTGGAAATTTCTTAACAAATTTTATTTCAGACTTACAAGGTATTAATGAAAAATATAAAGTTGAAGGCAAAACTGAATTAGAACAGATTGAAAATGAATATTTAGAAGAACAAGAAGATAAAGCTGAGAATGAAGAACTTTTTAGAAATTCAAAAGAAACTTTTAGAATCGCTAATGAAGATGATATACGAGCAGAAATAGAAAAGCAGAATTTAGAATTACAAGAATATGACCCTTTAGAAGGACATAAAAATCCTACTTTTCTAGAACCATTACCTGATGTTCCGTTTGTATCTAAGATAGACCAATTTCATATTGATAAAGCAAATGAAGAATATAATGAAGAATTAGAAAAAGAAACTAGTCTATGGAATATTGCTGGTGCAGCAAAGGATATGGAATGGGTTTCTTCTTGGCTTTTGAAACACGCTGATAGAGAAGACTTAAATCCTAACCACGAATGGACAATAAGTGATTTTGTTCCTAACAAAGAACAAACAAGTGAAATATTAAAAGGTGTTAATCCTGAGTTTCATGCTGAAATTATAGAGTCAGGAAAGACTTTACCTGAAATGAAAATTTTAGCTAATAAATATCTTGATGTTCAGGAAAAAGAAAAGATATTAATGTCACACGGAGTAGTAACAGGAGTTACAGCAAGACTTCTTGCTGCTGTTTTAGACCCTTCAGCAATTATGTTGGCAATTGCAACAGACGGACTTATGGCTCCAGTTATTATTATGAACAAAGCAAATCGTCTTCAAAGAATTATTAGAGGTGGTTTTGCTGCGGCAACAACCAATGCAGCTATAGAAGGATTTTTAGTAACACAGAATCCTACTTTAGATTTAGATGATGTTCTAATAGCGACTGCGGCTGGATTTGTTTTAGGTGGAACTATAAGAGGAATTAGAAAAACTAAAATTGATGAAGATGAAGCGGCACTTAATAAAGCTGTAGATGATTTTAAAAATGCAAAAGAAAAAGAATTAATAGATGATTCAGGTTTAAAACTTACTGAAAAAGGAAATAAAAAATATAAGAAAGTTAAAACAACTGCTCAAGATGAGTATGATGAAGCGGCTCTGAAATATGATAAAACTATTCTTGAAAGAACAACTGGAAGAGCAGACGGAAATACTGAAATTAGAATGCCTGATGGTAAAGATAAATATATTGTTACTAAAGATGGTAAAGTAATTAAATGTGGAAGAATATAGGAATTAAAAATGGCAGAATGTAATATAGAAGAATCACTAAAAGTAAATGGTGTAGCCCACGAAGGTGCTGATGAAATGGACGCTATGAGTTTTCTTTATATGAAACACATGGCTAAACATTTAGAAGACGCAACAGAAAAAGGTACTTCAGCATTTGGTAAAGGAGATAAATATTGGAAATGGTTTAGATTTGATAGAGCTTCAGTAACAGATATGTCTATCAGTAAAATAACAAGAGGTATTTCTAATATTTTATATGAAGGAATTGGTAGAAAAGGTAAAGATTGGGTTAGAGCAAGAACTATGTCTCAACACAAAACCTTTGAACTTAATAAAATAAGAACACAATTCTATAAAGCGAGAGTAGTTCAACATGACGCTTGGCTTAAAGAAAATAAATTAAAAGGTTTTAATATATACGGAAATACTAAAAGAGGTGAATTTAATGAATTGGTTACTAGAGCAATTAGAGGAGAGAAAATTGATAGTCCTGCTGTTCAAAAAATGGCAGATGCTCAAAGACAACAATATAGAGACCTTTTACAAATGGCGAAAGCTTCAGGAGTAAGGGGTGCTGAAAATATTGAAGAAAGTTTTAAATATATAAGCCGTATTTGGTCAGCTAGAAAATTAAGTGAACTTGTTGGAAAATTTGGACATAAAGAAGTGGTTAATTTCTTAGTTAGGGCTATGAGAGGTGGTGTTAACGCAAAAGAAAATCAAAAAATTGCTGAATATATTTTAGATGTAGTAAGATATGGAAAACCTAATGCAACTATAAATATCAGTAATATATTTAATGCGAAAGCAGCAGACCTTGATAGAATTTTAAAAGAAACAACAGATTTAGAACCTACAAAAATAAATGAAATTATTGGTGCTTTATTTCCAACAGGTGCAAAAGGCGGCACAAATAAATTCTTTAGAAGTAGAAGAGTTAAATTAGATGAAACTTTTTCAGACAGTAAAATGTCTGTTTCAGATTTTCTTGAAAATGATTCAGAACTTTTATTTCTAAATTATGCTAATACTATGACTGGACAAATTGCTTTAGCACAAAGAGGTTTTAGGTCTGTATCTGATTGGGACACAATGATGAGAAACATTGATAAGGAATGGGATAAGATTAAAAGAGAAACACCAGATTTATATAATGAAAGTGCAAGATTAAATGAAAAAGGGGCATTACAAAGTGGTTATGATTGGCTAGTAGGAAAACCTTTAGAAGAAGGATATGATAAAGGCTTTGGAGTTTTTGGAAGAATTATGCGTAAGTGGAATTTTTCTAGAATTATGGGTCAAGTAGGTTTTGCTCAGTTAGCTGAAATTGGAGTTTTAATTGCTAATGTAAGTTTAAGGCAAAGTATAAGACATATACCTGAACTTAGACGTATGATGAAGCGTTTAAAAAATGGTGATATAGATGATGATTTTATTAAAGAAGCTGAAGTATTATTTGGTGGCTTTGGGAGTGAAAGATTAATTCAACAAGTAGCTAACCAAACAGATGAATTTGGCTCTCGAATGGCAGCTATAAAAACAAAATATCAAAAACTTGAAAGAGGATTAGATTACGCAAATAGATTTACAGCAGATGTTTCTGGTATGCACTTAGTAAACCAAGCTATGAAAAGAATAGCTATCAAAGGCATTATGCAAAGATATTTAGATGAAGCTTTTGGTAAAGGAAGAGTAATGTCTGGTCAAAGATTAAGAGACATAGGAATTTCTGATTCTATGCACAAAAGAATTTTACAACAACTTAAAGAACATTCAGATACTTTTGACGGTGCATTTACTAAACGAAAAATTAGAAAAATGAATTTAGATAGATGGGACGACCAGGACGCAGCAAATACTTTAGCTATGTCTATAAATCGTTGGGGTAGAAGAACTATTCAAGAAAATGATATTGGAGAAATGTTTTATAGAATCCCTGGAAAAGGAGTTCTTGGAGTAGACTCTACTTTAGGAAAAATGATGTATCAATTCAGAGGGTTTATGATGACTGCTTATACAAAACATTTATTGCACGGAATTAAGATGAATGACTTCCAGGCTTATATGGGATTTATAACTTCAATGTTCTTTGCGAGTATGGCAGGATATGCTCAGATACAAGCACAAATGCTTTTAATGGGCAAAAGAGATAGAAAAGAATATTATGAAAAAAGATTCGGTAAAACTAACGCAGATTTGATAAAGAGTTTAGCAAAGATGGGCTTTCAACGGTCAGCTTTTGCTTCAATACTTCCAGCATTCATAGATAGTGGAACACAATTATTAGGGGGAGACCCTTTCTTTCACTATCGGTCAACAGGATTAGCAACTAATATTATAGAAGGTAATCCAACTTATGATATGCTATGGAATAAAGGTTTTAAAGGAATTGGGGCTTCAATGAAGTCTCTATGGGATAAAGACTATGATTTTTCAGAGTCTCAATACAATAAATTAATGCAACTATTAATATTTCAAAATACTTTGGGTATTCAAAACGTAATTAGGAAGATAGGCGATACTACATTGCCTGAAAGACCCTAAAGAGTACCCATATTAGAAGGATATAGGAAAAAGGAGATAAATGGCTAACTCATTCGTAAGATATACAGGCAATGGTTCAACTGATGTTTATGCAGTAAGCTTCCCTTACAGAAGCCAATCGGACATAACAGTTACTATTGATGGTGTAGCTACAACTGCTTTCACATGGAATGGTGCAGGAACTCAAATAACTTTCACTTCTCCACCTGGAAATTTAACTTCAATCCAAATTAAAAGAACTACAAGTCAAACTTCAAGATTAGTTGACTATGCGGCAGGTTCAGTTTTAACAGAAAATGATTTAGATACAGATTCAACTCAAGCATTCTATATGGGTCAAGAAGCTGTTGATGAAGCGAATGATAGAATTGTTTTTGATTTAACAACTTTTCAATGGGACGCAGGGAGTAAAAGAATTACAAATGTTGCTAACCCAACATCAAATCAAGATGCGGCTACAAAACATTATTTAGAAAACACTTGGTTATCAACTTCAGACAAAGCTAACATAACGACACTTGCAGGAATTTCAGGATTAGGCACACTTGCTAGTAACAGTGCAAATGTTACGACAGTTGCAGGAATAAATACAGACGTT